CTTAAAGTAAAGGTAACCTCAGACCGGAATTAAATTCCTTTTAGAGACCTTTGTTTTATTTAGAACCTTGGTTAGGAGCGTATATACCGTTTATTGAATATTACCCACGGATGGATAGATATAACTGTCATGCTAATTCAAGTTTGAATTAGTAGGGATAAGATGTGAATCGAATCCATTAACAGTCCGTGGATAGACTAGATAAGCCATGAAGGCTGACCCCGCTCATTATTCGAATAACGAAGGTACTCTCGTAAGAGAATCCCCGTAGTTATGAATAAAACAAGACAGGATCAAAACTAAGTCCAGTTGATAACTGAATAACTAAATCCCTCTAAACTTAAAATTAAACATGGAACAAACAACTAATTTATTTAAAAATAAAATATTGCTTTTCCGTGCAAAATCTGTCCGTTTAGAGAAGATGTTTCCTGTGTCGCAAATACGACGGGCTCTTCCTATAAACTTACAAAAGATTGTTATCTTAAGTATGAATAGGTCGAGCTCCTTATCGGATAGAATCAGAATTGCTTCTAACTTTTTCCAAACCGTGATAAAAATGAATAAGCATCATGGTTCTTTCTTTACCGTAAAATGGTTAAAGGCGAATCAGGTTGCTCTTCAAAAGTATCTCGGTGACGATAGGTTAAATTCCTTACGAGATCTGGAACCAAATTTACCTCTTCCGAGACTAATCAATGGTTGTCCTGCGATTATTAATCGCCATGACAGATCGTTGATTAGATCGGGAAATGCAAATTTGACTAGATTCTGATTATCTTTATTTGGTTCGTATAGAATCATGTCTATTTTGGGTAAAACCAAATTAGATACTATCTATTCACCATTTAAAGGTTCCTCAGAGTCTGTTCTTGATCTTATATCTCTAGCAAAGACTAATCCTTTCTTTAAAAGATTAGATTTGTCTAAACTAAAGATGAATTTAGGTCCCCGTACGTTAGTTCTTTCTCATAAATCTTCTCCCAGTAATTCCATGAGCTATCAAGGGATAATCTCTGATTATTTCTTGTTAACTCGTGGAAATGAACTTCAGAAATCTGTATATAATAATATTAATTATTATCTATCAGTAATTTCTAAGGTTCATTCTGTTCGAAGATGAGATTCTCTAATATACGGTTTAGAATCTATTAGTTCTCAGTTAGAATTTAAAAATTTGAAATTCAAAAAGAGTATCAATAGATCTAATGGGCTTTCTCAATTCGCAATTAAAGAAGAAGCTGCAGGGAAGATACGAGTTTTTGCTCTTATCGACTCTATCAGTCAATCAGTATTGCGACCCTTACATGATTACCTTTTTGATTTGTTACGTCATTTTCCAAATGACGGAACATTCAATCAGGATTTGTCAGTTAAGAGGAGCATTGAGAAATCTAAACTCTATAGTTGTGCATACAGTTTTGATTTATCAGCAGCAACTGACCGTCTTCCTCGTTCTCTAACAGGAGCGATTTTAGAAGGTTTAGTTGGTCTGGATAATTTCTCTACTGCCTGACAGTCTTTAATGGCTGACAGGGTATTTTGTTTCTCTAATGGGGTGAGGAAGAAATTCCCTCATCTTTTAGAGGATCAAAATAATATGTACAAGTATAGTGTAGGTCAACCCATGGGTGGTTTATCATCTTGGGCAGGATTAGCTATAACCCATCACTGAATTCTTCAATACTGTTCTTGATCACTAGGTAATTATACTAAGTGAGAAGACCGTTATGAAGTATTAGGTGATGATATAGTTATCTTTGATCACCTTTTAGCTACCAAGTACTTGCAAGTTATGAATGATTTAGGGGTTGACATTAACATGTCAAAATCTATTTCTTCTCCAACAAAACAAGTATTTGAGTTTGCTAAAAGGACAATCGTAACTGGAATTAATGTATCTAGTATCTCTTTTCAACAGCTTATTTCTCAAAGCTCGTTAGGATCTCGGGTTGCTGACTCAGTAACCTGGATTCAATCGAACTTGATAAATAACGTTCCTACTCTTGGTTCTATCCTTTCTAAGAAAGGTGGGGCTAATAGCTGATCGAAAGTGAAGCTAGTGGGAATGGAAAGTCTCTCACTCTTGGGTCTTTTATTCCATAAAGGATTAATCGAGCACAGAGTGGTAGTAGAATCTTTAATCAATCCTCAATATAAAGAGGATTTCGATTGAGATAAGGCTTCTTTTACCTTACCTTTAAGATCTATACTCAAAAAGAGTCTTTCTTGTTTAAAAGGGGAAGATATTAATCATATCTATCCTTTCTCCCATGAAAGTCTTAGAAAAGAGGTTTATAAAGAATTACGGCCAGAATTATCTGCCGTAATCCTTCAATTAGCTCTTCATAAGATTAAACTCCTAAATCGAGATTATGATTCCCTTCTTTATAAAGGAAGTAATAGTCTCTTTGTAGGGATTAATGATTCGATATTCAAGGCTTCCGTTAATGGATTCTTTGAAGATTTAATCATTAATCTTTCTCCTAACTTTGATGTTCTTGATATGCTAGATAAAGTCGAAAATACTCTTTATCTCCATGCCAAGATTGGAAATGTGTCAATACCAGACGCTTTATCTTTATTAGATGAAGTCGAGGTAATGATTTTCAAATTCACATATAAGACTGATATTAGTCGTCTTAGATACGAAAGCGAAAAGTCTCCAATCATCGAGTTATTGAGAAAAGGTGTGTTGGGGTCTAAAACTAGATACTGAGAAAACTCTCCTGATTACTAACCTATGAGGATAATTCTTCTCCCGGATAGGTAAACGCACGATGCCCTTTTCCAATAAAGGAAGAGGTACCGCTGTTAAACCTATAATAAGA